TGTGCTACTCAGCACCCTCCTCTAGCTTGCGCTAGTCCCCGATCAATATGGTCGGGCCCACTTCCGCTTCAGTGCTAGACCGGAAGCATCTACACGTGTATCCAAGTTCATCCCCATGGACCGAATAGGTCCCTGAAGGAAGAACTTCATGAGAGCAGGATACCCATCCAAGGGATCCTGGAGCTGCTGAGTTTTCAGTACATACGACTTAACCAAAGGCGTATGTAGGTATGAATCCCAGCCTTGGACCGAGTGTCCGTATCGAACGGATCGCCAGCCCAAGCATGATGCCGTGTCGGCTACATACGGGAGAGGGCCTAAGATATCTTCGACCCAATCACGTATTAGTTGTGCAGTCTGCCACCAACCTTTCGAATAGAAATGGTTAGCAGCAGCAACCGCGGACACAGCTAATGATACATCGTGCATACCTGTTGGTAGCATATTTCGAACATAGACAGGAGTTACGTCTATGCCGTCATATGCGTCCATCCCGCAAGACTCTCTGAACTTCCCAGTCCAGAAAGACTTTTTGGTGTTCACCTTAAGGCCGAAAGCCTTAAGGATACTACAGGTATGAGACGCTGCGTCTGAGGGGACAATTAAGTCATCCCCATAGACGAATGCAGTCGAGCGAGCAAGCTCGATCGACCGCATCGATATCGGCAAGTTGAGCCTTCTGATTTCACCCAGAATAAGTATGGTGTAAAACACCATAGATTCTATCGGAAAACAGAGGGCTGAACCCATCGACGCGAACTTGTTGAGAGGCAGGATTTCGCCCTCAACAGCTGCACTAGTGGTTCTGCATGCAAAAATGGCTTCCCTAACTAAAGGGAGATCATTAAGCATATCAGAAACGAGTAGGGCAGAGACGCGATCGCTAGCTTCAGAGAGATCAAGAGTGGCAAAGCAGCCACTAATTGAGCTCTGGAAAGCGAGGTCACGGTTAACTTTCTGGTTAGAAAAGTTAATATGACCACTCGTAAGAGGATGATGTTCCATAAGGTACATCAGCTCTCGCGAAACAGCCTGTTGTGTATATTGCATACAAACAGGTTCAATCGCAATGATGCGAGGCGTCTTAAGCGTCTTAGGTACCGTGATCACCCTAACGGGTGGTTCGGCGCCAGGTTCGATGAAGTCAATTGAGGACAACTCACCGAGAGCAGAGTAGGAAGGGATTCCATACTCCACGACGGGGAAAGTAACCTCAAGGCGACCGTGCCAACTGTGCAGATTGTATTTCTGGTTTCCAGAGATACGTTCGGCAGTTGCGCCAGGCCCATGCCTAGGCATAAGGCTATAGCAAGCAAGGTCGCCATCAAGCTTCCCGAGGACTTTCGTCCAAAGGAGACTTGAGAGAGCTCTGAAATCGCTTCTGTCTCGAGTAGAGACAGTTTCGTTTCCAACTCTGACTTCATACTCACACTCCACAAACTTATCATAAGCCTTCGACACCCGTTCGGGTGAACAAGGCTTTTGCAGTTTCTTAAACATGAGGCATACTTGCCTTATGCAAAGAATTGCCTCGGATGAAGGTTTGGGGAGCAACTCGCCAGATACCTTGTCAAAGACTAGTTCCATCAAACCCTGCATAAACGCAGGGAGAGATTTTACTTTCTTGAAACCAAGAAAGTAACCGGGAACCACCAAACCTGTCTCTAAACTTCTTTCGAAATCAGAGCAGAAGTTTGGTAGGGTGATCGTTAAGAACGATTCACCTTCGTCTTTGACACGCCGTTCCATCGTAATGATGTCGCGGCTGGTGTCAGCATCACACCTAGCGCTAGCATCTGCTAGCGCCGTTCTCAGGACCCAAGTTAGGCTTTTCATGCTGCCATCCTCAAAGGGTTGGTCAGCAATCCCTAGCCTTAGTTTTTGATCCCCATAAGGCAACCAATGGTGAGGCTGTTAAGACTCTCCGTTGAGAACCTTTGTGACGTTGGTGGAAGTCAGGTATGCCACAAGTGCAGCAACCTGATAACCCAACTCAGTGTTCGTAAAGCCAGTGGTAGGGCTATCCACTACGAGATAGACAGAACCAGTGAGCTTTGCGTTCACGGCCGTGATTGGATCCGCAGCGATTTTGTTAAAATCGAGGCGAACTGTGCGACGATTCCGCTTAGCTTCAGTAGAACTGATGATAAGCGACTCAGTCGTGTCTGCAGCTCTGTAGGTCGAAGAAGACCCTGAACTGGAGATACGAGGGAGAGAAATCGTCCCAGCATTCACGACGACACTTTGTGGATCAGTAAACAAGGCAGGAATTCCTGAGGGTAGGAGGCACGAAACTATACTACCAGTGGCGGGATAAACCCAACGCTGAAAGTATAGCGATCTTCCCAGCATCAAGTGATGTTGAGGAGAATCCGAACCCATATGGTGAAGCCGGGACGCGATGTAGAACAGTATCTGTAAACACACTGGAACAGACAATCGGTATAACCGAACCGTCTAAGCCAATAACGTGTTGAGATACTGTGGTAGTAGTAGCTCTAGTGAGCTTACCCACTACATACGCGTGATCAGCTACAAGCGAATCGACTGCGTTGGAACTAATGTTGGAAAGAACATCTCCTACATTAGAACACCAGCCGATAAGCCATGTCCAAGGAATGACATCCCACAACAACTTAGGAGTAGGATTTAGGCCAAACAAAGCATAGGTAGCTTTGTTAGTCCATAAATTCTCACCGAGGTCGGGAATCCAGTACTTGAAAGTACCAGAAAACTCGAAGTCTTGGTGTGTTGTGACGTCCACGGTCTTTGTACTTGGGAAGCTTACTGTTCCTGTACTAGGGTACAACCATACATTTCCGAAAGAAGATGTACTGGAAGACGTAGATACAGACTCAGTATTCCCAAGACGCATTCGACGCTTGATAGGCTTGCCGCGATTAGCGACAAGTCGCTCAAGCTGCGCTCGCAAGTTAGCGAACGTATTATACATCGAAATAAGATCTTGGACGAAAGGTTTCCATCCGAAGACAACATTCAAGTACTCGGAACCTAGGTCCCGAAACTTCGAAAGTTGCTGAAATGGAATCCTTGGAAGATCACGAAGTTCAATCAAGAACTGTCCAACGGAAGCTGTAGGATTGCCAGGTTTACACCGAGCAAAACCAGTGGCTCCCCAGACAGCCGGATTCAAATTAAGCGCTTCAACGTAAGAAGATGAAGTCGCGTAATTGATAGCCGGTATGAAACTCCCTCGGTAAAAGTTCTTAGTAGGACCTTGACCGTTAGGAGAACATATAACGAATCCAGAAGGATAAACATCCGCGCGAACTTTCTTCTTTAGAAAGATCCCGCCACTCCGATAAGGAGGACCTGGATTCCCTTGAGAGACCTTCACCCCTTGATCAGACAGATCCTGAAACAACTGTTTATGGGACGAAACCGATCCATCTACATTGTAGATGAACGATTCGCCCATATAGAGATGTCTAGGATTGATATGAGCAAGAGACATTGGACCTACCATTCTAACGAGATCGGGAAGCGTACTTAGTACGCCTCAGTGTGTGATGTTAGATCACTAGTGGAGCTCATAGAGCT